GCATTACGCACACGACCGCGAAATTGGGTAGGGGAGCGAAATTGTGAGAGGCCGTAAACCGAAGCCGACGGCGGTCAAGGTCCTGGAAGGAAACCCAGGCAAGCGCGCATTGAACGGACATGAGCCCTCACCGCGCAGGCGCTTACCGCGCTGCCCTGCTTACTTCGGCCTGGTGGCCAAGGCGGAATGGAAGCACGTGGCCAGGGATCTGTATGACGCCGGGGTGCTGACGGGCATCGACCACGCCGCGCTGGAGGGATACTGCCTGGCCTACGAGCGCAGGGTGAGAGCCTACCGCAAGATACAGGCGGAGGGCGAGGTTACGCCGGGTGGCCAGCAGAGCGCCTGGTTGATCGTCTTCAACAAGGCGGACAAGCAGGTGCACGAATGGTCGGTGGAGTTCGGAATGACGGCCAGCTCACGCAGCCGGATCCACGTCGACAAACCGGGCAAGGAAGCCAGCCTGGCAGAGTTGCTGTTCTCGGGAGTAGCCGATGACGAGTGACAACGGCTTCTACTTCGACAAGCGCGCCGCGCAGGTGGCGGTAGCCTTCTTCGAGAAGTTGCTTAAGCATAGCAAGGGCGAGTGGGCCGGGCAGCCGTTCGAGCTGGCGGAGTGGCAGCGCGAGGGCGTGATCAAGCCGCTGTTCGGGTGGAAGCGCGCAGACGGGACGCGCAAGTTCAGGACCGCCTATATCGAGGTACCGAGGAAAAATGGCAAGTCCACTTTGGCAGCCGGGATAGCACTGTTCTTATTGTTTGCGGACGGCGAGCCAGGCGCCGAGGTCTACAGCGCGGCGGCGGACCGGGACCAGGCCGGGATTGTGTTCGACGAAGCAAAATCCATGGTGGAAGGATCGCCGGAGCTGGCCAAGCGCAGCCAGGTCTTCAAGCGGTCGATTGTAATTCTCTCGTCGCGCAGCAGCTATAAGGTACTGAGCGCGGACGCTTACACCAAGCATGGGCTCAACGCGCATGGGGTGATCTTCGATGAGCTGCACGCGCAGCCGGACCGGGAGCTGTGGGATGTGCTGACCACTTCAACCGGTGCGCGCCGGCAGCCGCTAGTGGTGGCGATCACCACGGCGGGCTATGACCGGCAATCCATTTGCTACGAGCAGCACGAGTATGCGCGCAGGGTGCTGGAGAAGGTGGTCGACGACCCGAGCTTCTTTGGGTATATTGCGGCGGCGGATGACCAGGAAGACTGGACGGACGAGGCGATCTGGCGCAAGGCTAACCCATCCCTGGGTGTGACGGTGAAGCTGGATTATTTGAGAAACGAGGCCAACAAGGCGCAGCAATCCCCGGCCTACCAGAATACTTTCCGGAGGCTGCACTTGGACCAATGGACACAGCAAGAGACACGCTGGCTGGACCTGGCAGCCTGGGATGCCTGCGCGCGCGAGGTGGACCAGAAGCTGCTGGAAGGTGCGCCGTGTTATGGCGGGCTGGACCTGGCGAGCTCTTCGGATATTGCCAGCTTTGTTTTGGTTTTCCCGGCTGAACCAGGCGAAGAAGAACGTTACCAGCTGATGCCTTTTTTTTGGATGCCGCAAGCCAATCTCGTTGATAGATCGCGCCGTGATAGAGCGCCATACGATGCCTGGGTGCGCCAGGGGCTGATCACGGCCACGGAAGGCACGGTGATCGATTACGGTTACATCGTGCGGGATATCGAGGCACTGAGTGAGAAGTACAACATCAAAGAGATCGCCTTCGACCGGTGGGGGGCGTTCCAGGTCAGCCAGCAGCTCGAAGGTGCAGGTCTGACGATGGTGGGATTCGGCCAGGGCTTTGCCAGCATGAGCGCGCCGACCAAGGAACTGCTGAGGCTGGTGCTGGATAAGAGGATCGCGCACGGAGGGAACCCGGTGCTGCGCTGGATGGCGGATAACGTTGTTGTTTCCCAAGATGCGGCGGGAAATGTCAAAATAAATAAACTAAAATCGAGGGAAAAAGTCGATGGAATTGTCAGTGGAGTTATGGCGCTCGATAGAGCCGTGAGACATAGCCGAAGCGGCGGTTCAGTTTATGAATCGAGAGGGTTATTGGCGTTATGATCACCGTCAGCACGAACTTCGGGAAAGAGATCACAGCGGAGCTGATTGCACGCGGTTACCCGGTGCTGTATGATATTTTCGACCTCCAGGCTGATTTCTTATCACATTATCCCTGGGCGGGAAAGACGGTGATCGAGTTCGGGGCGTACGACGGGCGGCATTCTGAAGTTGCGCTCACGCTGGGGGCCGAGTTTGCCACAGTCATCGAAGGGCGGGCGGAGAACTTGAAGCACGCTGACCCGGCGTACCCTGAGTTGGTGCGGTTCATTGTGGACGATATCCGATGTTTGCGCGCAAACATCAAAACGGCGGACGTGGGGCTGATCTTTGGGGTGCTGTACCACCTGGACAACCCGGTGAAGTTCTTACGAGACACCCTACCCCACTGTAGACAGGCGGTATTTATCTGGACGCATGTTGGATCGACGATCGATATGAACTGCGAGAGCTACTTCGGGCAGGCTTACAACGATCCAGGCATCTCAGACAACTGCGCGCTGGAACCGCTGACGGCCTTCTGGTTTAGCCAGAAAGAGCTGGTGCGCTGCCTGGATGACAATGGTTTTCGGGTAACGGATATAGTGGACATGCCCACGCCGGTGACCCAGGCGCCAGCGGTATGCCTGAGGGCGGAGAGGGTGACATGGTCCACAGATTAGTGATAGCGCGCTGGGATGAAGACGTGAGCTGGGCGGCGGGTTACCCGCATATTATCTATGACAAAAGCGGCGCGCCGCTGGATATGACGGGGCTGAACGTGGTCATCATCCCCATGAATCCGGAAGGGCACGAAAGCCACACCTATCTGCACCATATTATCAGCCACTACGACGATCTGGACGACTGGACGACATTCTGTCAGGGGAACCCGTTCGATCATGCGAGCAGGTGGGAGACGCAGTGGAAGTTCGAGCCAGAGAACGGATTTGCATGGGTGGGACACTGGCAGGTGAAGGATGACAAGAACGGTAAGCCCAATCACATTAACATTATCCCGGTAGGAGCGGCGTACGCGGCGATCTTCGGCAGGCCGGGGCCGGATGAATACGCATTCGTGGCTGGCGCGCAGTTCGTGGCCAGCCGGGAGCTGATCCAGCGCAAGCCGGTTGGGTTTTACGAGCGGGTGCAGGCGCTAGGCAACGATCCGAGGTTCGAGGCGGAATGGGGCTACACGATGGAGCGGTTGTGGTATTACATTTTGATCGAGTTGGTAGCGGATGATTGACTTCCTGGTGGTTGGATCCGGGATCTTCGGCGCCACCTGCGCCAGGCTGCTTTCCGACGCCGGAAAGTCGGTGCGGGTGCTCGAACGGCGTAACCATATGGGTGGGAACTGTTTCGACGAGCCAATCGACGACCAGTTGGTCAACCGCTACGGCGGGCACATCTTCCACACGAACAGCCGGAAGATATGGGACTTCGTAAACCGCTTCTCAGCCTGGCGCGCATACGAGCATCGGGTAAAAGCGCGGGTGGGCTGGAAAATTTACAGCTTCCCGGTCAACCTGATGACGCTCCAGCAGATCTACGGCGTGAGAAGTCCGGCTGAGGCGCAGGCGATCATGCCGGACGGGAAGCTGACCGACCGGCTGTATAAGATGTTCTACGAGGGCTACAGTTTCAAACAATGGGGAGGAGCGCCTCCACCTGGTGTTATCGAGCGCATCCCGGTGCGGATGACCTGGGACGACCGGTATTATTCCGACAAATATCAGGCGGTGCCGGAGCGTGGCTATACCGAGCTGATCAAGGAAATTTTGAGAACAGTGCCGGTGATCTACGAAACGGACTATGTGGAGAACCAGGAATACTGGAACAAGCAGGCCAGGCAGATTATTTACAGCGGGTCGCTGGATGCGCTGTACGGCAACGACCTGGGCGAGCTGCCTTACTGGTCGCTGACCTGGCGCAACGAGACCATGTCGGGCGATTTCCAGGGCTGCGCCACGGTCAATTACTGCGATATAGAGATACCGTTCACTCGCATCCTGGAATGGCAGCATTATGGCCACCGCAGCCGGGCTGGGACGTCGATCATCACTTTCGAGTACCCGGCGGCGTTTTTGCCTGGGGCGAACGAGCCGCACTACCCGATTACCTCTAATGCCAACCGGGAGCTTTATAAAAGCTATCGGGCGCGCGTACGTCCGGGGGTGTGGGTCGGCGGGCGTCTTGGAAGTTATCAATACTTGAACATGGACCAGACTATCGGGCAAGCTATGCGGCTGGTCGAGGATATAGCCAATGAAACCGAATTTGAGCGATCTACTCGGCCTGATCGGATTGCTGTTGATTGGAAGCGGGCTGGCGATGATCTCGATCCCGTTGGCGTTGGCGGCGGTTGGGACGATCTTATTGGCGATCAGTCTGGCGGCAGCGTGGAAACAGGGTAAAAAATGACAGGTATCCTCGAAGGCCTATTTTCAAGGACGGCAACCAAGCCAGAAACCCGGGGGGAATACTGGCAGGAACAGCTGGCCGTGGTGGGAGGGGGCAGCAGTGCAGGAATAAGCGTGACGCCGGGGAGCGCGTTGACCAGCTCGGCGGTATTCGCGTGCGTGCGGATCCTGGCGGAGACAATCGCCAGCCTGCCGCTGATCGTCTACGAGAGAAAGGGGAAAGGCAGGGACAGGGCGGTAAACTTCTACCTTTACCCTGTCCTGCACGATAATCCCAACGAATATATGACATCTTTTGAGCTGAGGGAGACCTTACAGGGCCATTTGGCGCTGTGGGGCAACGCATTTAGCCAGCTCGACTACGACGCGGCGGGCCGAATCACATCGATATTCCCGCTCCGGCCAGACCGGATGAGGGAAATCCGGCTCGAAAATGGGCAGAAATACTACCATTATCAGCTCCCAAATGGCCAATTTATCTGGCTTTCAGATGACAAAGTATGGCATTTAAAGGCCTTTGGGGATGGAATTTGGGGCTATTCTCCGGTGGAATTGCTCCGAAATGCCATTGGATTGAACATGGCGCTCGAAAAGTTCGGGTCGAAGTTCTTTGGAAACGGGGCGCGGCCCGGCGGGGTGCTGGAACATCCGGGGACGTTGGGTGAGAACGCACAGAAGAGCCTGCGCGCGAGCTGGAACGAGATGCACGCCGGGCTGGACAATTCCCACAAGGTGGCGATCTTGGAAGAGGGAATGAAGTGGCACGATATCGGGATCCCGCCGGAGGATGCGCAGTTCCTGGAGACACGCAAGTTTCAACTGAATGAAATCTCGAGGATCTACCGCATCCCACCCCACATGATCGCCGATCTCGAGAAGGCAACATTCTCGAACATCGAGCAGCAGGACCTGGAGTTCGTGAAATATACGATGTTCCCCTGGCTGAAGCGTTGGGAGCAGAGCATCCACACCAATCTGCTGATGGAGCGGGAGCGGAAGAAATATTATGTGGAGTTCCTGGTGGATGGGCTGTTGCGCGGAGACAATGCCAGCCGGTCTAATTTTTATGCGACTGCCAAGCAGTGGGGCTGGATGAGCACGAACGAGATCCGGGAAAAGGAGAACATGAACCCGGTGGAAGGCGGGGACGTGTACCTGGTCCCGATGAACATGATACCGGCCACGGATGTGGGAATTCAACAAGCGCCGAACCAACAAGAGGGAAGCCAGGTACAAGAACAAAAAAGGCAGGCAAATACAGATAAAAAAGAGGTTGCATTACGAAGATTGAACATAGCTCGATCATACAAACGCGTGCTGAATGATGCGGCTGAACGATCTTTGAAGAGACAGGTAGTAGATATCAAGCAAGCAAGCGATAAATATTTGAAACGGAACGATGTCGATGGATTTAACGCCTGGCTGAACCAATATTACGAAGATATGCCAGATGTAATCAAGAAAGTATGGGAACCGGCCTTCCGGGGTCTTGGTGAAGCAATCAATGCTGCGGCAGCTTCGGAGGTTCATGGACCGGTCGGGATGACACCGGGACTAGAGGAATGCTTGCAATATCACCTGGATCGAGCGGTGGCCAGGGACATATTGGTGTCAAAGAACCTTATCGATACCATTATGACGAACAGCGTGCCAAAAGCCGATTCGAGAATACTTAATGATGCTATTGGCGAATGGGTGAATGATCGAGCGCCTGCATTTGCAAGCTGGGAGTCGACGAGAATATCGGGCTTGATGACAAAAGCCACCTATTTTTACAACGATGTGAGAGATTTGCAATGGATTCAATTGGACGAAAATCCATTTTGCGCCACATTAAATTCTAATGTAATTTCTATGGGACAAAGTTGTCGTGGAACCCATTTTGTAACAAAAGATGACGAAATTCAGGCCATAAGATCAGGAAAAATATTACGTCCATCCTGGAATGTTGCCACTCCGCCATTGTTTTTAGGATGCGAATGTCAGATTGTGGCGGGTATCTAGTTAGTGATTATAGTGAGGTGAGAGATGATAGAGCAAATTGAGAGACGTTATTACCCGGCAGAGATGCGGGTTGACGCGCAGGCGGGCACGATCGAAGGCTATGCGGCGGTGTTCAACCAGCAATCTGAAGACCTGGGCGGATTTACTGAGGATATCCGCAAGGGGGCGTTCTCAAAGACGATCAAAGAGGGGGATGTGCGCGCATTGTTCAACCATGATCCAAATTACGTGCTTGGCAGGAATAAGGCGGGGACGCTGAGCCTGGCGGAAGACGCACACGGGCTGCAATTCCAGGTTAAGCCGCCGGATACGGCCTGGGCAAAGGACCTGCGAGAGACGATCCGGCGCGGGGATGTGGACCAGGCGAGCTTCGGCTTCACCACGATCAAGGATGATTGGAACGAGGCAACGACTCCGAGGCAGCGCACGCTATTGGAAGTGCGGTTGTACGATGTGAGCGTGGTAACGTTCCCGGCCTACCCTCAGACTTCAGTGAGTGCGCGGTCGCTGGCAGAGATGCTGATAGCGTCCTTCGACAAGCTCAGGATGCCTGAAGATCGGGAATTATTGAATAATTTGAAACTCCAGCTGAGCCTGTTGGAGCAAACTGAAGAGCCGGTCCAGGAGGACCACTCTTCGGATCTTGATGCCAGAGCGCGGACGCGCCAGGTAAACATCAAGCGCAGGCTAGAGCTTTTGAAACTACGACTTATTTAATCTTAAGGAGATGTGAGATGAACGCACGAGAATTGCGCGCGAAACGCGCGGATGTATTGAGAGATGCCCTGGCGCTGGTGGAGATCGTGGAGAAGGAAGACCGCGATTTTACTCCTGAAGAGCAGGGCGAGCACGACGGCTACCTGGCAGAGGCGGAAGCCCTGCTGAAGCGAGCCGAGCGGGCTGAGAAGATCGGCGAGATGGCCGGTGGATTGCAAGGCGTGATCGAGGACCGCAAGGCGCCGGCGTACAACCGGATCAAGCTGGGCGA